TTCTTCTTGCGCTGCTTTGGCTATATTTGCTTTATTTTTCTCAATATCACCTTTTGTTTGGTCGCCACCAATGTAACCTGATGTAGTAGAAATAAATTTGTTTTGCTGCATACCTAATATTTCTCTTGTTGCGGCAGCTCTAGCTTTTGTTGGGTTCATACCTTTTGCTATGTTATCTTGCGTTAGTGCTTCGAGTTGTTGAGCTCCTGCACTACCCGCCCCAGCACCTTTCTTTTGCGCAGCTTCTAACCTAGCTTGATTCAAAGTCAATGTAGCCAATGCTTGTGTTTTCTGAAGATCAAACAAATGACTCTTAGAGGCGGCAGACTGCCCTGCAGCTACGCTAGCTGCTGCATCTCTATAAAGACCTAATTTTTCTTTTCTCTCAGCGTCGGCTAAATGGAAACGCATTTCGTTTCTGTGGGCTTTAGAGGCTTGATCAGCCTTGAGTGCTTCACCATAAGCACCGCCAAATTCACCAGCTGCACCAGCCGCAGCACGAGCAAAATTATTACCTTGAGACATAGCCGCAGCAGCTTTAAGAAGTGCGATACCTTTACCCTGTTCCAATTCTTGAGGGGCGCCAGCTTCTTGTTCAGCTATGCTTTTTCTATAGTCCCCATAAGGATCGCCTAAGCCCATAACTTTTTGAGCTTCTTCCATTTCTTTGGCTACTTTACCCCTAGTTTGTTCTTCGGTATCTGGCGTATCGTTTGCATTCATTATGTAGTTTTTGTACTGCTGTACACCGCTACCATCTCCGCCTAAATTATTATCGCCAAACTCAACTGAATCATCACCATCATCATTTAAATTTACTAAATCTTTATCTTCACTACTTCCGCCCCCTTTAGCAAAAGCCACAATACCACCAGTTCCAAAGTAGTTTTCTGGTTCTGCACGTTCTTGATTTATTGCGGCTACGGTGCTATCTTTAATCGACGGCTGAGCTTGAGCTGCAGGAGCCTGCTGCGCCATTTGCGCATTCTGCATTTGCCCAGATTGTTTAATTTTTTGTAACGCATTTAACGCAGTAAATGGGTCGATCTGTGGGTTGTGGCCGAGCAACGCTTGCTCTAGCATTTGAGGATTGCTCTTATATCTTTCAGCGTATATTAGTGACTGATCCATTATGCCTCCTGCAACTTACGTAGTGCAATACCACCGAGACCATGACTATTGACATGCCCGCCTTTGGCAAACAATTTAGATAAACCTGCTGCGCCTAACCCCAAAGAGGCAACAGTTTGCGCTGTACTAGGCGGCGCTTGATAAACCGAACTCGCCGTTTGGCTTGTAGGTAAACCCCGAATAATGTCCGACATGAACCCCATTTGTTGGTATGGATAGTTTTGCGCATTTTGGTAATTTTGGTACTGAGTGTTTAAGATGTTTTGAGCTTGCTGTTGCTGCTGAGTACCCGCTGCGTTTTGCAACTGATTGATGTCGACATTTTGGGAGAACTGTTGATTACCTAGATTGCCCAAAGTACTAGCTGATTGTAGAGCAGTATTTAAACCCTGCAAACCTAAATTAGCACCAAATTGGCCCTGTTGCGCGTTGAGTTGTGCGGCGTTAAGAGTCTGCCCTTGCTCAGCGTTAAATTGATTTTGGGCATTGTTATAAGCCGTGTTGTAGCCTTGACCAATTAAGTTTTGGTTAGCAAGTTGATTGTTTAGCCCAGTAGCTGCAGCTTGTACGCCAGCCCGTGAACCACCGAAAGCCCCTGCCTGTGTAGCTTGAGCGTTTTGAGTTTGCTGCGCTGCGCCTTGTAACTGCTGTTGTATAGCCAACTGAGGGGCAAGAGATGCTTGCAAATACGGATTCATGTAGGCTTGCGCCATGCCCGGACTTGTAAAACTCTGGTTCTGATACGGGTTATATGTGTATTGGGTGTTTAATGCGCCAAGTCCAGCTTGCCCTGCTATAGCCGTGCCCTGTTGTTGCTGGGGCGCAGTTTGCATCAATGCCGCATTTTGGAATGCTTGGTTTTGCAGTGGGGAGAACTGTGCGTTTTGAGCCCCCTGATACTGCATATAGGGCATGTTCATAGGGTCGGTATACGACGCCGCATTAGCAAGTAGATCCTGCGCAAATGGCGCAACTTCTGGCGCGAAGCCATAGTTATATTGTGTAACCGCCGTTGGGTTGGTACTGCTAGGTGTGTCTGCCATGATTTATCCTTATGCGGGAAGGTGTTTAGCAGCCTTGGTATCGGTTGCTACTTTATTTTTACCAATTGTCTTACCACGAGATTTTTGAATTCTGTCCATCATGGCGTATAGTTGCCTTGCACCAGCGTCAGTAGAACCATTTCCTAGTTCAGAAACTATTCGTGCAGGAACCACAAACTCACCATCAGCAAGCCGAGCAGGTTGTTTATGACCAATAGTAGCAGGTATCGAATCGGATACCCCATCGCCCGGGCCACGTAGTAGACGTCCACCATCTGAATAGCCTCCAAGGTTAAACCCGCCATCAGCCATACCGCCGTGAGCCATACCCATTAAACCGCCTGTAGCATATTGGGGATTTAACATACGCTGAAATTCATTTTCACTGCTAGCAACTAAGCTACCATTAGAGTCATAATATTTTCCATTGGCTATGTAGAAACCAGGGTATGCGGTTAATTGTGTTCCCGTAGTTCCATCGGGCAAGTTCATTGTTTTACCCGTAGTTCCAGAAGTACTTGCCGTTGTACCCACACCAGAAGTTGAACTTGTTTCTTTATAGTTGGGGTTAAGCATAGGCTTACCCGTATTTGGATCAAAAATAATTCTTTGTTGTGAAGTACCTGTTGCCGCTGCTGGGTAATATGGTTTTGCAACCATGCCATCTGGTGTTACAGGCATCGTAGGAACTGCAGAAGTTTTACCTGTTAGGTAGTCATAAGCCTGTTTAGTTCCACCAGATAGTTGGTTGTATTTGGCATTAAACTCATCCATTGAAGACACAGTCGGCGAAAGGTAACCTGTGCTACCACCACCTTTTGTGTACGCATTGATAACATCGTTCATGCCTGTAAACCCACCTGCAGGTCTACCGGGAATGTTTGGGTTCTGACTAATTGTCCCGTTAGGATTAACGAATGCGTTGTTACCGCCGACGCCGATAGGCAATGCAGATGCTGGCGCAATAGCAATAGACGTGGGTGTAGTTACATTAGTTGTTGTATGACTTGTTGGGTTAACTAACGTAGTCGGCGTGGGTGTAGGGGTAGGAGTAGGGGTAGGTGTAACTGTCGGCGTCACTGCTTTGGGTACAGTTGAATATTTACCATTTGGGTTAACTTGGTTATAAAGCGCCTGTATCTGATCCGCAGACATATTGACAGCTTTACCCATCGTGGCAGGGTCTACATTAAACGCATCCATTTCCTTGGCAATTTGCGTATCGGCGGGTATATTAGTAGCTGAATTAGGGCCACCAACTGTATTTTGCGCAGTTACAACCGCGTTTCTAATGTCCGTAAGAGCACCCGTTGTAGGGTTTGCACCCAAACCTTTATCAAAGGTAGAAACGTCAGCCGCTGCTGGGCTTAATAAATTACTAACAGCATATGGGTTATTTGTAGATTTTAGATATGCGGCATACGCCGCAGGATCCATGTGTGCTTGGGATAGCGCTGCGTTGACCGCATTGGGATTTGACAAATCAATACCACTTGTTTGGATGTAATTGGTGACTTGGTCAGGTGTGTAAGATGTGTAATTAGGTAAAGCAGCTTGGGCCGCCGTTGCTGCTGGGCTTCCGTTAACATATAGACCTGGAGTTGCAGTAGCACCATCAGCATTATTAATTGCCATTTGGCCTGCTTGAGCAGGTGTAGACGCACCCATAGACTTATCAAGAGCCGCTAATCCAGCAGGCACATAACCCGCAGCAGCTACCGCAGCAGGGTCGGCATGGAATTGTTCTGTAGCCGCAGCTACATTGGCATTGGGGTTAGCCGCAAAATAATCTTGAATCTGTTGAGGTGTATACGATGTGTATCCACCGTCGTCAAAATGCTTAACCTCACCACCTTTAGCAAGTCCAAAAATAGATGGATCAGCTTTATTAATTTGATCTTGGCGTGTACCTGTATACTGGTTGGCAGGAACTTTGCTTATGTCATACACTTGATGTGTATAAGGGTTGACCATCTTGGTTTGAATATACGCAGTGGGGCTGGTACCGGGCATCGACACAGTCGGCTGAGACATTGTAGCCATAGGAGCAAGGGCAGCCAAGCCCATTTTTGCTGCGCTCATCCCGCCACCCATTGATTTAATTGCAGCGGAAGGATTATCGTATGCTGATTCAACACCGGTACCTAAAGTACTAAGTCCAGTTGGAACCGTGCCCGTATACCCGGGAACTGAGGCGGCAGCGTCAGCCGTTAAATTTGCGCCCTCAACACCAAAACCTGCATTTTGTGCAGCTAGCATAGCAGCTTGAGAACCCGCCCCAGAAGCAGCACCTTCACCTAGAGTGCTAGCGGTAAGCTCAGGACTTGCAGCACCTAAATTCATTAACCCACTAGTAATACCTGCACCACCATAAGCACCTAAACCTGCCATTAGACCTTTTTCAAGATTACCTGTTTTAGCAGCCCCAAGAAGACCAACTCCACCACCAATAACTGCGGCATTGCTCAAACCCGCCATACCAATATCTGCGCCTAAAGACATACCGCCTGTCATGTAAGCCAACCCTGCGCCTACAATTGTAGGAAGCAATTTATCTAATAGGCCAGCTTCGGGTAAACCCGTATGTGGGTTGGTTGGTAACTGAGGTATGCCATGTTGTTGGGCTAATTTTTGAAGCGAACCCACCTCCTGCGCGCTCATGTGCACAAGCATTTTGTCGTTACCACGACCTTGCTGAGCTAAGTGTTGTGCTATGTTTTGGAGACTCATATTTGCCTCATAAATAAGTTAGAGTTTATCATATCAGCCTACTTTCCAGTTAGTACCGTTAGAGTAGACAGGCACAGTTGTTGTGCCCCCGCCAGCGACAGTAGAACCAAAAGTGGTTACTGAGGAATCCGATACAAATGTTCTTGTTCCTGCATTCGATGAAGACGCAGTCGGCAAAGTTGCAACTGTATAAATTGTTGTATTTGTAATATACGCGCTTGTTAGTACGGTCAAAACAGAGTTTAATTGATTAAAAAATAAACGTAAAGTATTAGTAAGCTTTTCTTGATAGTTAACATCATATTCTATCGGCGCTAACGGCAGATTAGGAGCTGCGGGATTAATTGGTTTCGTTGCCATTATCTACGCCCATCCGGTCTAATTTCAAAACGCGGTGCGCCGAGCTGCCAAGTTGTGCCGACTTGGTTAGATTCCATCTTGAATATAAACTGACGACCCCTGATGCGGGTATACACATACCCAGTAAAAGTCTCAGGGTTACCATTGATGTCGACGCTATATACAGGATTAGGACTTGTTTGATTGGTAGAGATGCCTGACCCTGAGTTTATTAGCGATTGAATGGTCATCGTTGTAGTCGGCGATGTTGCAGTTGAATTTTCAAACGTTAAGTCAGGCAGTACCTTAGAAATAAATGCAAAATGATCCCCGTCCCCAATATCAAATTCAGAAGAAGATATATAAGCGTCAATAGCTGTGGCAGTTCCCGTTTCATTATTGTCAAGACCACTTTCTTGGTTACACAAATAGCCGTTGTAGGTTGCACCAATTGGATTAGATTGAAGCGTAGTATCCAGCCAAGCAGTCCTGCCTATAGAGCCGTAATACCATGTTTTTTCAATGTAGTTATAAACAACATAGCTATTAACTTGTTCGCTAGTACCTGATACGTAGAACCACCAGACTTCATTAAAGCCTTCTACCGTACTACAGTAGACTTGTTGGTTTTGTTGCTGGTTAATGTTTTGAAATATGTATCGACGTAGATCACAATTAAGCGTCTGTACCCGACCATCGTACATATAGAACTTATCCACACCCATCCAGTACACAACACCGGAAGCAAGCGTAGCCGAATTGGGGCCAATAATAGATGTGTTTTCACTGAGCAACTGCACGCCCCAAACATACGGAGGGCCAAGATACTGCAGTGAATAAACTGCTTGGTCTGTAAGAGTCACAATCTCTTGGCGGGTTTGGACAGTAGTAACTATCTGTGAGCCGTGGGATAAGCGCACATCGCCTGCTTGATTGGTAATATCTGGATACCATACCAACGGATTTTGCTGGTCAGACCAACGAATAAGCAGGGGATCTAAATAAGTTTGGCCAATTGGGTTAGTGCCAAAAACAAGCACGAAGTTCGACGCGTCTGAAATCTGAAGTACATTCTGGTACAACGGCACGTCCATGAGGAGCGCTATAGACTGCACGCCCGACTGTGAACCGCTGGTATTAATGGGGGAACCATTTATTGTCGTAGCTAGATTAAACGACGTGCCTGATAAATTGACAACGTAATATGTGGTAC